TTGCCCATACCGGTGTTCATGTCGCCACTCATCCGCCTCCCTGCCACCTCGTAAACAACTGTGCCGTCTGCCGTGCGAGCGTACCCCCTGTTCCGCAGTTGCCAGGCAAGCAGCCTAGCCAATGTGGGGCGGTCCTTCGGGTCCGAGAGTGCCAAATACACGCTGTGCTCCCACTCAAGTGCGGCAACACTAACGTGCTGGTCAAACCGGGTGGCGTCAAGGTCCACGGCCACGGGGTCAGCGAACTGATCCCACATGCCCCTGAGCCCCTCAGCCACCCCTTTGGCATTCCTTCCCTTCAGGATCGTGGGTCCACCCCACACCTCAGCGACGCCTTCGCAGATCCTCCCCTCCATCTGCTTAAGCGACCTTCCTACCTCAACGTTGTACCTAGGTGACCGTGGCTGGATCACCCTAGGCGCGGGATCCGGTTTAGCGGAGAAGTCAATCTTCTCACACTTCACAAAGGTGCTCATGAAGCTGTCAGCCCTGGTGAGCTGCCTCGCTGCAAGGCTAGCGGTAGCGTTTTCGTATATGGTCCTCTTTCGGCCTGTGTACATCTCGACAAATTCCTGTCGAGTCACACGGCGGACTGAGCCACACACGCCAGCCAACTGGTCACGCACTCCCGCCAGACGCTCCTCAAACACCCCTGCCGCAGCTGTAGGAGGGAAGAGTGCAGCCTCACCGCCCACGCGGTAAAGCACCCTCTCATACAAGCCGCGCCGAACGTTCGGGTAGTTGTTGTTATGCACTCCGTAATCGGCTCTTATGCCGGGCCCGGATACCCGCCATATGGTTCGGACCTTAGGTATCCCAGTCGTGAGCTCGGTTCTCCATTCATAAACTGGACCATTAACTCTGTCCACTTGGACATCGAAATGGGTCCCGACCGTGTCACGGCCCGAGCTGCGCACTAGGCACCCCTATTCCTCACCAGCCACACCTCGCCGCACGGCCTTCCGGTATCCGATTAGCCATGCCCAAAAGCTCCTCTTAGACTGTGGCGGAGCCATTCGCTCCACCACTTCATCGCTCGCCATGGCCTCATCGATCAACCGGTCCCACTTGGAGGGTATGAAAACGAGCCTGTGGCTAAGGCTCTGGAACTTCGCTATGTCGCACTTACGGACATTGCGCGCAACCAGCTCCTTCCCACAAAGCTCCCAAGCCACTATCCGGTTGGCAGCGGTGTCCTTGGGCACCCCCATCCGGACCTTCACAACCCTGGCGATCAACCCCGCCAGGGACATGTAGG